AAAGCGCGCCGGGAGGGGATTTATACGGACGCCCAAATTAAAGCGCTGGAAAAGTTTATCAACACACCCGAGGGGCGCCGCAACGGGAACCATTTGCGGGTAATGAAACGAACCAAATTGTACGCGCTATATGACGTCATAAAACGGGCAACCGGCGTAAAAGTAACCGAATACCGGGAATCGTGCGGATTAAGTAAGGGGAAGTTAATGCGAGAAACGGGCGTCAACAAATCGGTGATTAATAACTGCATTAAATACGGGATTATCTCATTACCCTATACCGACGAAATGATTGAGGGCGTATTACGGGCCGGGTTGGCGATGAATAGCAACACAAACCGCGCCGCTCCCCGTTGGCGGGAACTGATTGGAGATATTCGGGACGTTGCCCGGTATAAATATATTAGCGCTACATACTTATATTCAATACTCCCCGCAACGCCCAACGGAATTCGGTACCATATTGCACATTTGCCCGTTCGGGTTCGGTTGTACCCGGAACAAAACAGTTTCCACGCGTATGATCGGGAAACGGTTGCCCAAATTATCGGCGATTGGTTGGGGCCAAAATACCGCTGGGCGGTTCGCCAAGTTGACGGGGATTGGTTGCCCCTCAAATGCAGTTGGTACGATTGGAAAACGTCATGATTAGTATATTCCTATGGTTGGTTTGCAGTACGGGGACGTGTCACGCCGCAACAATCGAAGTAATCCCGGCGGCCGTGGCTATTGCGTCATGTGAATCCGGGGACGGGTTAAATTGGGGTACCATCGATTGGGGCGCCCGCTCCCCAACGGATGACGGCGGGGCATTCCAATTCAATGACAAAACGTACAAATGGTTAACCGGGCACGCCCACGCCGAAACCGACACCCCGGCCGCCCAATACCGCCAATTTATCCGGCTATGGGATGATGGCGCCGGGTGGCGTCATTGGACGGCGTCGAAACCATGCTGGGGGCAATGGCTATACATCGATGACGCCGGCCGGGCGGTGATGAAATGACGATTTGCGTACAATCCGCCCCAATGGTAAAATAAATTTGTTCATCTGGGGGGTCCCTTACTCACGTAAAAAAATACCGCGTTCCGTCAAATGCTCATGACGGGGCGCGGTATTTTGATATGATAGACGCAAGGGGGAATAACTATGTTTGCTATTGATGTACGACATTGGAAAACCATCGCCGAATTTAAAACCCATTTAACCAATTATTCCCCGGCCGTGGCAAGTTGGGCGCGGGGCGTGGTAATCCATCACACGTGGAAACCCGGCGTTGGGGATTGGCGGGGCGCCCCAACGATTGAGGGAATTAAAAATTATTACATTGCCAAGGGTTGGACGGCCGGCCCCCATCTATTCGTTATTGGCAACCCGCCCGATCCCGAAACCGCTGGTATATGGCAGATGACACCGTTAAATATGCGGGGGATTCACGCCGGGCGCTACAATACCACCCATTGGGGTATTGAGGTGGTAGGCAATTACGACGCCCAACCGTGGGGGGAACAAACCCACGATTTGGTATTGGGCGCCGCCGGGGCGTTGCTCCAATGGCAAAAAATCCCCGCTACGTACAATACCGTTAAGGGACACCGGGAAACCGGATCACCCAAAACGTGTCCGGGGAAACTGGTAAATATGGATTCGTTTCGGTTGGATTTGGCGGTATTGATAGGGGGGCGGTAATGGGAGAAACGACGGACGTAAAAATTGCCCGGATTGAGGAAAAAATAGACAGGCTAATCGGGGTATATCATGAAATCACGGAATTGGATAAACGACTATCCGACGTGGAAAACCGATTATCCAAAATTGCCGGCGGGTTGGCGATCGTTGCTATTATTTATCCGTTTGTACTCAAATATATGATGGGGGGTTAGTATGAAACGCTGGTATGAATCCAAAACCATTTGGACCAATGTATTGATTTTTTTCGTATTGTTTTTGGGGTATTTGGGCAATGACCCGCTATACACCCAATACGCCGTACAAATTAATATGGTTGTTGCGGCCGCAAACATTTTGTTACGGTTAATTACCGCGGATAAAATCCAATGAATCGGGATGTACGATACCTCCCAGCGGGTACCGACATTTTGGGGGACGGTGTAACCGTTCCCCTATTTACCATTGAACCCGACACCGCCCGGGCGTACCCGTGGGCGCGGGATTTTTTAACCGTATTTGCACACACTGGCAACAATACGGCGGCGTGTGAGTTGGCGGGAATCTCTTATAGCACATACCGAACCGCAGTAAAACGCGATGAACATTTTTCGGAACTCTATGAGATTTGCCGGGAAATCAGTATAGACAAACTAGAGGCCCGCGCCCGGGAGCGGGCGGAAAAAGACAGCGATCGATTAATGGAATTACTTCTTAAAGCGTTACGCCCGGAAAAATATCGGGAGCGCTATGAAGTAACCCAGCGAACCGTAACGGATTTTATCATTGACATCACACCACAACACACAAACGCGGGTATTGACGCAAACCAAAGCGACAAACCCCCAGTTTCAATTTTGGAATAATCCGGCCCGGTTCCGGTTATTCGTTGGCGGCCGTGGCAGTGGCAAAACCCACGCCGGCGCGCTGGAATCGCTACGTATGCCAACCGGTTCCATTGGTACCGTTATTGCGCCAACATACCCCATGTTACGCGACGGCGCAATGCGGACAATTCTACACGTTGCGGGCGCTGGGAACGTAATCCAAGAATTTAACCAATCCCACGGCGAACTTAAGTTAATCGGGAATAGAACAATTTTGTTCCGTTCCGCCGATAACGCCGACCGATTACGCGGCGCCAATTTGGGGTGGCTATGGTTGGATGAGGGCGCGCTAATGGATCCCGAAACGTGGCCAATTGCCGTAGCAACGTTACGGGAAACGCCCGGCCGGGCGTGGATTACCACCACCCCACGGGGGCGCAATTGGATATGGGAATTATGGAACCGGGGCGGGTTGGATTACGCAATGATCGAATCCCGTACCGCGGATAATGTGTACTTACCAGCGGGGTTTGTGGAAATGTTGCGGGCAACCATGACGGCGGAACAATATGAGCAAGAGGCCAATGGCAAATTTATCGACGTTGCGGGCGCTATGTTCAAACGCCAATGGTTCGAATATGTTGATTCACCGCCGGCCGGGTTGGATTGGGTTCGGTACTGGGATTTGGCGGCGTCAATAAAAGAATCGGCAGACTATACCGCCGGCGCCCGGGTTGCGTTTGACGATAACGGGGTATTGTATATTGATGATGTAATCCGGATTAAGGCCGAATGGCCCGACGTCCAAAAACTGATTATAAAAACGGCGCTCACCGAACCCGGAACGGTTTTGGGTATTGAAGAGGCGCTACACGGATTAGCCGGGTTGCAAGAATTACGCCGGCGCCCGGAATTACTTACCACCACGATCCGGGGGATTCGCGTCGATCGTGACAAAAAAGCGCGGGCGATGCCGTGGGCGGCCCGGGCCGAATCGGGGAAATGTATGTTAATCCGCGGCGATTGGAACCGGGTATTTTTGGATGAGTTAGTTTCGTTTCCGATGGGGTCCCATGATGACATGGTAGACGCAGTGAGCGGCGCCGTGGGGATGATTGGAACCGGTTCTATAGATTGGGGGTTCATGTAATGGCAATCGAAGCGATTCCGGGTTGGGTAAACGCGTTGCAAAACGCCGAATCGGTGGGCGGAACGGTTGGCGCGTATGGGGTTGTTCCCGTACTATACCGGGCGGTGAATTTGCGGGCGGATGCACTATCCAGCGTCCCGTATTTAATCACCCGTAAGGGCGTCCCGGTTAACTGGCCGTTCAAATCAGCATTGCCCAACCTCATCCGAGATACCGAACGGGCGCTACTACTAAAGGGCGCCGCGTACTGGTTGCGATTGTTCCGGGGGAACGTACTGATTGGATTCCAGCAGTTAAACCCGCAAACCGTCCGAGTATATCCATACGGGGAATTTAACGCCGCCGAACCGTTGGCGTTTTTGCGGTTTGAACAACGGATTAACGGCAAACAATACGGCCCGTGGGATATACATGAAATAGTGTATTTCCGCGAACCATCCCTAATTGATGATTACGGCCCGGGGTTGGCGCCGGCCGCCGTTGCTCTCCAATCGGCGCAATTATCCCACTATATCGAACGGTTTGCATCGGCGTTTTTTGAGCATGGCGCCCAACCCGTAACGATCATGTCAATGCCCGCCGACATGGCGGAAAACGAATTTAAGCGGTTCAAACTGGAATATATGAACCGGTTCATTGGGGTATGGAATTCGTTTCGAACGCTATTTGTACGGGGCGGGGATATTAAGGCCCAATCAATCACGCCGGCGTTAAAAGATTTGATGTTAAATGATTTAGCCGAACGGGTAAATAATTCCGTTGGTACGGTATTTGGCGTTCCCCAAACAATGTTGGAGGCTAGCGCCGCCAACTATGCAACCGCAAATAGCGATCGCCAAAGTTTTTGGCGGGAAACGATTATTCCCCGTTTGTCGGTAATTCAGCAAATTATTAATGAACAACTGCTATTCCCGTTGGGGTACGAACTGACATTCCAACCCGAAACGTTGGATGTGATGCAAACGGACGAGGCCCAGCGGGCGGGTTCGCTATTGCAGTTAGTACAGGCGGGCGTCCCATTGGCGGGCGCTATGGATATTTTGGGGTACAAAAACATTGAGGATGTACTACAAATCAATACATCGAACAATACCGGCGTTGTTGACCCCAACGCCCCCAAAACGCCCGAACCAGTACCATCGGAACGGGCAACCATCGAACCCGCCCCGCTCCCCGCGCTCCCGTTGGCGGTTGCGTCGGCGTCGGCGCAATTTTTGGATGATTTAACCCGTTGGGAACAAAAAGCAATCCGCCGAATCAAATCGGGCGGGGACGGTACCAAATTTATCGGATCATCGATACCGGCGCCGTTGGAATTGTATATTTCTCATTCCCTAAAATCCATTACCGAACCGGCGGAAATCCGGGCGTTTTTTGCGGGGATTAAAGCAACCCAAAAAATTCGGGCGAATGAGAAAAAACTCTATAACAAACTGGTTCGGATTTTGGCAACCGCCGGGGAAACGTGGGCGCGTCAATTGTTGGCGGACGGAATCCCGGATGACGTGGATTTGGCGGCGCAAATCAAACCGGCAATGGTTAGCGAACTAACCAACGTCGCAAATACCCGAATCGACGCCCTAGGAACCCAAACCCAATACCCCATGGGGGCGGAACAACGAAATACCACGGTTAACGGGTATTTGGAAACCTATTTACCAAAGTTTGGTTTAGAGATTGATCGTACAACCAGCGACGTATTAAGTAAAGCAATAGCGTTATACCGTACAACCCCGGGAATGACAATTACTGATTTACGGGACGTTCTTACACCAGCGTTTGGGGAAACCCGCGCCGCAACCATCGCAATTACCGAAATCACGAGAGCGTCAACGCAAACAACGAATTCCTATGAGAAGTTTTTAAACGACGCCGGAATTAAAACCGAATTAGTTTGGAATACGGACGCGGATGAATTGGTTTGTAGAATCTGCAAACCATACGACAATAAACTAATTGACGTATGGGGGATTGAGGACCCGGACGGTCCGCCCGCACACCCTAATTGCCGTTGTGATGTAACGATTCGGTTGGTGAAATAATGGGAATACGTATTGATATTTCGGGAGCGTTTACCAGCGAACAAATAGGGCGATTGGTAAAAATAGCAACGCTGGCATATGGGCAATTTGTGCGAACCGAATTGAGCAACCAAAAACCGGGGCGCCCGGCCCGTGGGGCGATGGTATACAAATCGATTAAACAACGCCGTTTCGTATATGCCAATATCCAAAACGGTAATATACGGGTTCCCTATATCCGGGGCCGTGGTTCGAAATTGCGGGCGTCC